ACAAAATTATGTTAAGAGTTATTATCCTGAGTTAATTCAGGATTTCAATGATGCTTCAGTATTCTCTGTGTTCTTGGATTTGAACGCCGCAGTTGCTGATAACCTACACTATCACATCGATAGAAGCATTCAAGAAACTGTACTTCAGTATGCTCAACAACGTTCATCAATTTATAACATCGCCAAAACATATGGACTTAAAATACCTGGTCAAAGACCTTCAGTGTCTGTTGTTGATTTTTCAATAACAGTTCCTGCATTTGGTGATAAAGAAGATGAGAGATATTTGGGTACATTGACAAGGGGGTCACAAGTTTTCGGTGCTGGTATTGTTTTTGAAACCTCACAGGATATTGACTTTGCAAATCCATATAACAGTTCAGGATTTCCAAACCGATTGAAAATACCAAACTTCGATGCAAATGGTAATTTAATTAATTACACAATAACTAAAAGGGAACCTGTAGTTAATGGAATCACTAAAGTATTCAAAAGAGTTATCGGACCTGGGGACGTGATTCCTTTTTTCGAGTTATTCTTACCTGACAAAAACGTTCTTGGTATTACAAGTGTTCTTCTTAAAAATGGAACAAACTACACAAATATACCAACTACTGCGGAATTTTTAGGATTATCAAACAGATGGTATGAAGTAGATGCATTGGCTGAAGACAGAATTTTTATCGAGGACCCAACTAAAGTATCTGATGACCCTGGTATTAAAGTGGGTAGATACGTTCAAACAAATAATAGATTTATATCTGAGTTTACACCTGAAGGGTATTGTAAACTTACTTTTGGTGGTGGGTCTACATCAGCTCAAGACCAATTGAATGCATTCACAAACTTAGGTGTTCCAATCAATATTCAATCTTTACAAAACAACTTCTCTTTGGGTTCCACATTGACACCTAATACAACACTCTTTATTCAATATAGAGTTGGTGGTGGTTTGGCAACGAACTTGGGAACAAACGTTATTAATCAAGTTGGAACTGTATCATTTTTTGTTAATGGCCCATCTCAAACAACAAACACATCTGTAATTAATTCATTGAGATGTACGAACCCAATTGCTGCTATTGGTGGTGCAAACGTGCCAAATGTTGAAGAAATTAGAAACTATGTTTCATTTAACTTTTCAGCACAGAAAAGAGCGGTTACAGTAAATGATTACGAATCTTTACTCAGAGTTATGCCGGCTCAGTTTGGGGCACCTGCCAAGGTTTCTGTAACTGAAAACAACAACAAGATTCTTATCAATTTATTATCTTACGATTCTTCAGGAAAACTTACCAATATAGTATCAAACACTCTCAGACAAAACGTGGCGACTTATCTATCAAATTACCGTATGATGAATGACTACATCTCTGTCATCTCAGCTGAGGTTATAGATTTAGGTATTGAAGTTTCTGTTGTGTTAGATGCAACTCAAAACTCAGGACAAATTGTTTCTGATGTTGTCAACAGAGTTTCAGATTATTTTAATCCACAAATAAGACAATTAGGCCAAAATGTGTATCTGTCAGAGCTTAAAAGTATTATTCAAAATCAAAATGGGGTAATTACTGTGACTGATATTATTGTTGAAAACAAAGTTGGTGGGCAATATTCATCTGCTCAAACATCTATGCAATATTCAGACCCTGAACTTAGAATTATAAGACCTGTTGACGACACAATATTTGCTGAACCAGTACAAGTATACCAAGTGAGATATCCTCAGAAAGACATCAAAGTGAGAGTAAAGAACTTCCAAAATGTTTCTTTTTCTTAACAACTTTATTTAAAACACCTTTAGGTTATTTTTCTTATAGTATAGGACTTTCGAAAGAAATCCCAAAATAACTATTTATCATAAAAACCTTAATGGGAAAGTCGTATAGGATACCAACACAAGTCGGCGTAAACAAACAAATAAATTTACAGTTAGAACAGGATTTTGAATTCTTAGAAATTTTGTCGCTTCAAATTGGGCAAAATCAAATATACTCTCGTGACTGTTCTCAATATGGATTATTAGTTGGTAGGGTAGTTGCAAATGGGGGGTTAGGTATTCCGAATGCAAAAATTACAGTGTTTGTACCAATTACCCAACAAGACACAACAGACGATGTAATAAGTGACGTTTACAATTATTCGTTACCAAACAATGAAAATACCGATGGTTACAAATTCAACGTTTTACCTTACGAACCGTCCTATTTAAATCACGCAGCCACAGGAACTTTTCCCTCAAGAGGAGACGTTCTCAAAGACCCAACAGCTTCCGAGTTGTATGAAAAATATTACAAGTACACTGTAACTACAAACGAAAGTGGTGACTATATGGTTATGGGTGTCCCTTTGGGTGACCAAGTAATTATTATGAACTTGGACTTAAGTGACATAGGTGAATTTTCTTTGACACCTCAAGATTTAATTAGAATCGGTAGGGCAACACCACAACAAGTAGGTGGTGGTAGATTTAATTCTTCAGTTGATTTTGAAACATTGCCCCAAATTGTTACCATAACCAAAAGTATTCAAATATCACCATTTTGGGGTGACCCTAATCAATGTTTAGCCGCGGTAAACAGAGTTGATTTTGATTTGAGGGATGAGGCTAATATTGAAATCGAACCAACTTCTGTTTTTATTGGTTCACTAATATCTACAATAGATAAGTTCAGAATTGCTGCACCTTTTTTTGGTACAGATGGTCCTCCTGGTATGATTCAGGCAGCTTGTAAACCAAAGGATAATCTAGGTAATTTATGTAATCTCACTTCAGGACCTGGACAGATATTGGCAATTAGACAAACAATATTCCAAGATGATGAAGGTAGACCTATTTTAGAACAGTATAGATTACCAAATTCTGGTAATGTTATTGATGGTGATGGTACTTGGGTTACAGAGATTCCTATGAATTTGGACTATGTTGTCACCGCTGAAGATGGTACAAGAGTTTTATCAAACAACCCAAAAATTGGTGTACCAACAAGAGCCAAATATAGATTCAAAATCAAATGGTCCCAAGGACCTGTGTCAACTGAAAAAATTAGACGACCATATTATTTGGTTCCTAATGTCAAAGAATATGGTTGGACATCATCAATAGATGACCCAAATTATTATGATGAGACATCTATTGTTGGTCAAGAGTTAAGAAGTTCTTACTATTTTGGTTTGGATTGGAGTGGATATACACAAGGAAGAACTACGCAAATACAAAATCAAAGATTACAAAATGCAATTAACTGTGAGGATACCTTTTACGAATTCGATTATAATAAAATCTACACAGTATCTTCTTTAATTGACCAATATAAAAGAGGTAATAACCGAGCAAGATTTATCGGTATAAAAGAAATTGATGATGATGACTGTGCGTCAACTGTTAACAAATTTCCTGTAAACGAGGGATTTAAGAATTTTGATTTGATATATTTTTTATTTTCAATCTTGTTTCAGGTATTCCAATTAATTGGTCCGATATTTTTAGTTGCTTATTATCTGATAGCCTACGTTTGGAATAATTTAGTGTCTTCAAGACCAAACAGTGCAATTGCAGTATTATTATATCTACTGTATGGTTTGTCTGTGGTATTCTTCGCAGCCGCGGCAACATCCTTCCCTGCAATTGGTCTTATTATTACTTTTGTTATTGCAGGTGCTGCAATGTTAGCACTTGCAATAAGGGCATCGGTTAATATCAAACAAATCAAGGAATTTAGATTTGGACCATTAAGATTCGCTCAAATTACATATCCAGAGTGTTCAACTTGTGATTGTAAACCTGGTGATACAAAAGAAGGTGCTGGTGGAGTTCCAAGTTCGATATTAACACCAGTTGCTAATAGTGGTGTTTATTTTGATGGGATTTACAATGCGTCAAGATTTGGACAAGATTATAATTCTAATGGTTTTTATTGGTTTAGAGACGACGCTAAACAAAGTGAACCATTTTCAGATGCAAACAAATCAAGTTTATCTTTTGTGATGTCTCAGGCTATGGGTACTAGAGCTCAACAAGTACAAAGGATATATGAGTTCAAATCTACAGAATCTGAAATATCAAGATTACCTGATGTTACAAATTTGTTAGGAATCCCAAGAAAAATATTTGCCAACACAACCCAAATCCCATTGGGAAATAGAATTAACATTTTCAATGGGAGAAAAAAATATTTTGACCAAACAAATAGGATAAGTGTATCTTTTGATAACCCAAGTAATTCGACAATAGAACACTATGATAATACCTTAACAATTTTATCACAACAAAATTTTGAGTCTGGTACACTTTTAACTTTTGTTAATCCTGGTAGTACGTCAGATGTAAATTATTTATATACTGCTCAGACAGTAGATGGTTCTTACGTTACGGGTATTTCAGGAACAACTTTGTTTCCCACAGCTGGTTCATTTCCCGTAACATATGCGAATACTCAGTTAAGTAATTCAACAGTTACTTACTTTCTTAGTAGTGGTTCAACAGAAACAAATTACAAATACCCATCCGACATCGAGTATTTTCAAGTTGTTACTGCAATTACTGTTTCAGACGCATTTAATTTACTCACAAATCCAGGTTGTAACACTTGTCAAAAATATACAGTATCAACAGATTTTGATTTGAGTAATCAAATTACAATTTCAGTTTCTTATACTGATTGTGAAAACGGACCAAATACAATAAGTTTAAGCTCAACATTTGACCCGTTGGATTTAAAATGGATTCCTGAAATTATTGATATATGTTCTTGTACTCCCCCTGTAATTA